GCGTCGATCGCGACTCGAAGCCCGGCACGCTGCGGACGCTCTACGCCGGATCATGGCCGAGCCACCTGCTCGACTACGGCAGCGTCACGGTCACGTGGTGGGGCGGCCGTGGCGACGACGGCAGCAAGGTCTCGCCCCGTGTGAAAGCTGCGATCCTCATGCTCGTCGGGCAGTGGTACGAGCGCCGCATGGCGGCAGATGCCGTATCGCTTTCCGAGATGCCGTTCGGAGTGAAGGCGTTGCTCGACAGCGTGAAGTGGGGGAGCTACACGTGAACGGACGCATCATCGTCGATTCGCAGTTCACCGACACGGCGTCGGCCACGGGCGTGTCCTCGACGAAGGTCGTGGCGCTTCAGACCTCGAACGAGTACACGTCGGGCAAAATCGCCGTCGTCTCTGGCACGTGCGGCACGTCAGCCGTGACGATCACGCTCGCCTCGCCTGGGTACACGGCGGCATCGGGTTCTGCCGTATCGTTCTCGTCGGTCTCTCGGATTGTGTTCTCGGCGACCGGCGCGACGCTCGTGAAGTGCGTCGGCGGTGCCACGGGCAAGCCGCTCGTGATGTCGCGTGCCGAGCAGGGTGCCGTCTCGGAGGTCGGTGCGACGGAGACCTCGCTCCAGGTGAGCGTGGACGCAACCGCTGGCACGTCGTCCTACACGTTGGTGATGTATGGCGATTGATCCGGGTCGGCTCCGCGAGCGAGTCACGATCCAGAGTGCGACTGAGGCTCGCAACTCGATCGGCGAGGTCGTGCAAACGTGGGGCACGTTCGCCGAGGTCTGGGCGAGCGTGGACGGGCTATCCGGTCGTGAGGTGCTCCAGTCCGGTCAGCAGCAGACCGAGGTGACGCACCGCGTGCGGATGCGATACGTGACCGGGCTGACGCAGCGGATGCGGCTCTCGTGGCGTGGTCGGATTCTGGAGATCACGAGCCTGCTCGAACACAACAACCGCACCGAGCACGAGCTCCTGTGCGTGGAGGCGATCGACTGATGGCGACCGCAGGGATCACGATCAGCGCCGAGATCGCCGAGCTCCGCGAGTTGCAGACGGCGATTGGTCGCATCTTCACGCCAGCGGACAAGGCAAAGATCTTGCAGGACGCTTTGAAGAAGGCGCTCGCCCCGGCTCTGGAGCGGCTCAGGGCTAACACGCCAGAAGGTCCGACCGGCAACCTCAAGCGTGCGGCATCGGTGAAGATTGTGGCGTACTCGCGGGACGGCAACGCCGTCGGACTGCTCGGTTACCGGCGGGCTGGCAAGGGTGCGAGCGAGTCGGCCCAGGGCGGTCGTGTCCGCAAAGGACCGGATCGTGCGTTTCATCAGTGGTGGCTCGAAAACGGCACGAAAGACACCGTCATCGACAAGCTCTCAAACACGCCGTATGCCCGCAAGTCGCACACCAGACGCAACCGCAGCGGCAGCGTCACGACTGTGCGGGCTCATCAAGTGAGCGGGCAGAACGCCTACTACGCCTCGTCGTTCAATAAGCTCGGACCGTTCAAGATTCAGCCGACTCCCCGACCGCCCCGAGGCGAGGAAGGGCAGCGAGTGCAGACGACGCCCGGCTACCCGCAAGCGTTCTTCAAGCGGTCGGCAACGCCGATCACGATCAAGGGTCTGCGGGCTGGCGGCATCCTCGGCCAGCCGCCGCTGAAGACGACGTGGGAGGAGGTCGGCACGACCGTCGCCGAGATCCTCCAGCGTGAGTTGCGAATCTCGCTGGAGCGTGCCCTGAGCACGCTGACCCGTTCGGCTACGGGGACGCTCTGATAACACCGATGTTTCGTCGTTTGATAACTGCAAGGGTGGGGGTGTGACTCCATAGGTTCGGGATAGGCGAAAGCCGATCCCGAACATGGCATTCAAGTCACCCGAAAAGACCGTCGCCGACGCCCTGCTCGCCGACGCGACGGTGGCCGCGATCCTCGGCACCAGGATCTACCCGGTCCTCGCCCCCGCCTCGGCGGCCCTGCCGCTGGCGACGTGGCGGCGTCAGGCGGTCACACGCGAGACGACGCTCGGCAACACCCGTGGCGGGCTCCCTGTCGTGACGCTCGCCCTGGAGCTCTACGCCGAGACCTATGAGGCGGTGCGGGAACTGGCCGACGCCTGCCGCGCAAAACTGGATGGGTGGGGGAATGCGGTGTCATCATCAGTATCAGTGCGACACGTCGCGCTCCAGAACGAGCAGGACGGGTTCGTACAGTTGGCAGGTGGCGACCTGCCTCCGGTGTTTTCGGTGACGCAAACGTACACGATCCTCTGGCAGGAGACTTGATCCGTGAGCAACCCCTCGACTCCCCATGACGGCGCTGGAACGGTCCTCAACCTGTTCGGCACCGTGTACACGGTCACGAACATCGTGATCTCGAACACGAACCCCGGCGCTGCCGCTGAGGCGACCGTGGACGTGGGGCACCTCGGCCAGACGACCGGCGAGACGCTCGCGACGCTGAGCCGTCCGCTCGTGATCCCGGCCGACGACGGCGGCACGGGCCGCTCAGTGACGTTCGATTACCTCGGCAAGACGATCATCCTCGACGCGGCGACGGGCACGATCACGATCACGACCGGCGGCACCACGCTCATCAACGGCAAGGCCGCCACCGTGTCGTCGAGCACGCTGACGCTCGCGACGAACGACGCGATCCGTGGTCAGGCGACGATCACCGTGGCTCGCTGACCGTGACGGAGGTCCGTCATGGCTACGCGAGTCTCGGGAGTTGCTGTCACGTGGGGCGGCACGCAGATCGAGCAGGTGTCTAGCGCCACGCTCGATCTCGTCCGTGAGATGCCGGTGGCTCGCACGGCACGGTGGACCCTCGACCTGGGCGAGGTCACGCTGCCAGCGTTCACTCGAACGGCGCTGCCCGAGAGCCAGTACGGCGTGCGGGCTCGCCTCGTGATCACGGCGCAGAACGACCAAGGCGCCGCAACGTCGAGCACGTTCACAGTGTTCGACGCCGACTGCGTCTACCTCGGTGCCGAGGTCCGTGGCGAGCTCAACGGCGTCTGGCAATTTGACCACCGGTTCAGAGTGATGGATACGGTCGGCGTGACCGCTACGTATCCATCGTGAGGTGAGTGACACATGGCGACACTGACGGCAGAGCAGATTCTGGCATCGAACGACGCCGGGCTCATGGGACCGATCACCGTGCCCGAGTGGGGCGGCGATGTGTACATCCGCGTGATGAGCGTCGGAGAGCGCGATTCCTATGAGCGGTTGTGGATCGGCAAGAAAGACTCCGGCATCGAGAACTTCAGGTCGGAGTACCTCGCCCGCTGCCTGTGCAACGAGAAAGGCGAGTTGCTCTTCACCCGTGCCCAGGTCGTCGCGCTCGCGAGCCGTAGCGGTGCGGTCGTCGGTCGGCTGTTCGACTCGGCCCTCAAGCACAACAACATGACGGAGGCCGATGTCGAGCAGTTGGCAAAAAACTAAACGCCTCGCCATCGCGTCGGTTCCTCTTCGCGCTGGCGGGGCATCTGCGAATGACCGTTCGTGAGTTGTGTGATCGGATGGATTCGCAGGAGTTATCTGAGTGGATGGCATACACGAGGTACTTCGTCCCGCTGTCCGACCCGTGGCTCCAGACAGGACTGCTCGCCTCGATCGCTATGGCACCGTACACCGACCCGAAGAAGGGCCGACCGCCGACCGCAGAGGATTTCATCCCGAAGGCAAGACCACCGCAGCATGAGTCGCAAGACCGCGAGGCGATTCTGCGGCTGCGGCGTGAGATGGGGATCATCGACTGATGGCAAACATCCTCGGACTCGCGCTGAAGATCAGTGCGGACTCGACGCAACTGAAGCTCACGCCCGCAGAGCGTGCTCTTCAGTCGCTCGGTGCCGAGGCTGACAAGCTCACGAGCGTATTCGCTCAGTTCACGGGCGAGTCGTCTGCCGCCTCCGCTGCGCAGCAGAAGTTCGCCACTGACCTCGCGTTCCTCAACTCGGCGCTGAAGACCGGGCAGATCACCGCCCAGCAGTACGCCGAGGAGTTCGCGAACCTTGCCCAGGCGTCGGAGCAGGAAGCCGCTGCTCTCCGCGAGGCGGCCCGAATCACCGAGTCGGTGCGGACGCCGTTCGAGCGGTTCCAGCGGACGGCGGGCGAACTCGCCGTGCAACTGGACGCGGGTCGCATCTCGCAGGAAACATACAACCGGGCGGTCGAGCAGGCGTCCCGTGGGCTGACTGACGCCGAGCGTGCGTCGGCCGGGCTCGCGGCCCGCACTGCTGATATCGCCGACGCTGGCGGGGAGGCGACGCTCCAGTTCAATGAGCTCTCGGGCATCTTCTCAATCCTGCCCGGCCCGCTCGGGAATATCGCTGGACGCATCTCGGGCATCACGTCAGCGAGCGAGGGGCTGTCCCGCGTGTTCGCTGGCGGTTTGTCACAGGGCGTCTCGGCGATCGGTGCGTCTGTCGCCGCGTTGGCAAACCCGTTCACGATCGCAGCCGGTGCAATCGTCGCGACAGGTGCGGCAGCACAGCAAGTGGTCGCCGGGCTTCTTCGCCTGGATGATCGCGTCGAGAAACTCGGGAACACAGCCGACAAGCTCGGCCTGTCGTTCGAGTTTATCCAGACTCTGGAGGAAGCGGCGAACCGCAGCGGCACCAGCATCGACGCAGTGAGCGCGGCGTTCGGTCGGCTCCAGAAGTCAGTGCTCGGCGTCGATGAGGAGAGCAAGGCAGCACAGAAGGCGCTCGCCGAGATCGGCGTCACGTCGCAAGAGCTTGCGGACCTTGATCCTCAAGAGCAGTACCTCAGGATCGGACAGGCACTCGCCGGGATCGAAGACCCGGCAAAGAGAACTGCAACCGCCATCGCTTTGTTTGGCAAGACCGGCACCGACCTCATTCCGTTCTTCAACAACATCGCCGGTGCGTCTGCGGACGTGGAGCGATTCAACGCCACGCTGTCGGCGGTGGATCGAACTCGCATCGACGGACTTGGCACAGCGTTCGACGGAGTTGCCGTAGCGCTGCGTGGGTTCGGGCAGGAACTGCTCACGCCCTTCATCGGCATCACGCAGTCGATCAGCGAGGGGCTGTCGCCTGCGCTGACGACGCTCGGGCGTCTCCTTGGTTCTGTGCTCGATGCAATTTCACCATTCACAAGTGCTCTCGGGCTCGTCGCAAATGTTGCTCTTCAGGCTGCGTCTACCGTCGGGAGGCTCGTTGGCGTCGCGCTAGAACCTCTTGCCACGGTTGGCCGCGCGCTATCGTCTGCATTCGATGCCTTGAGCCAGACGTTCTCGCGGTCATTCGACGCAGTCAATTCTGTCATTGGCTCGGTTGGTCGCTTCCTTCAGTTCGAGGGATCGATTGCGGCCGTGTCGAGGGCGTTATCCGCCGTCGCGTCCACGGTCGCTGAGACGCTCTCGCCCATATTCGAGCGGCTGTCCGAAATCGGCCAGCGAGTCGGTGCAATCCTGTCGGCGGCGTTCGAGCAACTCGGGTCATTCTTCGCGTCTTTCGCGAGCTCGACCGTCACGCGCATCGGCGAAGTCATCTCGACGCTCCTAGAGGTGACGGGCATTTCTGACACGGTGGCCGCTGTCGCCGAACGCATCGGTGAAGTGTTCGGGTCTGCGTACGACATCGTCAGTGGCGTCGTCTCGACGATCGGCGGGCTCATCGAGCGCGTGCTGAA